CGACCGCGTTCGGCGACACCGCCCGCAAGTTCGTCAAGGGACTCGGCAACCACGAGATCTCCGCCACCCTGATGATCTCGTACGGCACCAGCGAGGTCGAGGAGAAGCTCAACAGCCTCGCCGGCACCACGTTCAACGTCGTCGTCACCCCGACGACCTCTGGAACGCCTGGTACCGACAACCCCGCCTACACGCTCACCGGCTGCTACCTCGAGTCCGTCACCCCGATTAACGGCGGTGTTGGCGAGCTGCCGACGATGGACGTCGTGTTCCGCGGCGGCGCCCTCACCCGCGCCACCAGCTGATCTAGTTCATTTCCAACTGAAGGAGCCCCGACATGAACCTCACGATCCGCATCGACCTCGGCGACGGCCCACAGGACATCCAGACGAACCTGTGGGCTGTCGTCGCGTGGGAACGCAAGTACAAGACCAAAGCGTCACAGATGGCGACCGCGGCCGGCATGGAAGATCTCGCTTTTCTGGCTTACGAGGCCATGAAGGGCCAGAAGATGATCGTGCCAGCCGTGTTCGACGACTTCATTAAGAAGATCGTCAGCCTCGAGGTCGTTGGAAGTGACGAGCGCCCTACCCGAGGGGAACTAGAAGACGCCAGCTAGCCGAACTGCTGGTCGCTGTCTCCTGGTGGCCCCCACAAATCGAGTTCGATCTCAAAGACCTCAACACCGTGGTCGATGTGATCGAAGAACAGAAGAAACAGCATGGCAAGCGTTAGCACGAAAGTCGAAGTCAACGGACTCGCCGACACGCTTCGCACGCTTCGCCGTATTGATCCTGAGCTGCGCAAGACCACGATTCGGCGCATGAAACTGGCCGCTAAGCCGATGCAAGCCGAAGCCAAGAAACTGTTCCCCGACGCCTCGCCGCTGTCCGGTTGGGGAAACTGGCGCGGCGGCTACGACGGCCGCACCGTCAAACGCAACGTTAAAGTTGCGTTCAAGGGATCGAAAGCCCGCAACAGCGACACGATCCCTCTGCTGACGCTCCGCCAGACCAGCGCCGCCGGCGTCATTTTTGACATTGCTGGCCGCAAGAGCTCCGGCAACAGCCCGTCCGGCCGCGCCATGATCGCCCGCCTCGACCGTTTCGCGCCGGCCTCAAGGGTGATGTGGCCGACCGCGGAACGCCACATGCCCGAAGTCGTGCAAGGCGTAAGATCAGCCATTGACGACATGTCCGAAATCATCAACCAGGAGCTGCGCTAATGGCAATCAACGTACCCATCGTTAGCGAGTTCAATAACCGTGGCCTTAAGAAGGCCATGTCCGAGTTCAAGCGACTCGAAACGACCGGCCAGAAGACCGCGTTCGCGCTCAAGAAAGCGTTTGTACCTGCCACCGCCGCGCTCGGAGGATTGGCCGTGGCTGGCGCAAAGATGGTGGCCGCTGGCGAGCAGGCCGCAACTGCTAACGCCCGCATTGAGCAGATCGCGACCTCGATGGGGCTATTTGGTGCTGAAACGGAAAAAGTCACCGGCCGGCTTGTCGACCTGGCTAACGAGCAGGCCCGCCTGACTGGCGTCGATCAGAACCTCATCAAAGAGTCCCAGGCCCTACTTCTCACCTTCAAGGACATCGCGTCGAGCGCTGACGAGGTCGGAGGCGCGTTCGACCGCGCCACACAGCTCACCCTCGACATGGCGTCCGCCGGTTTCGGATCTGTCACCGACAACGCCAAGCAGCTCGGCAAAGCACTCAACGACCCGATCGCCGGCCTGACCGCGCTTCGCCGGTCCGGCATCCAGTTCACCAAAGCTCAGCAAGACCAGATCCGCACGCTCGTCGAGTCCGGCAACGTCCTCGAGGCGCAGACGATGATCCTCGAGGAAATCGAGAACCAGGTCGGCGGCACCGCGGCCGCGACCGCGAACTCCACCGACAAGATGAAGGTCGCGTTTAGCCAAGCGTCCGAGTCGATTGGTATGGCGCTCCTTCCTGCCGTCGAAGCGCTCCTGCCCATTGTCATCAAGTTCGCCGATTGGGCCAGCCAAAACACCGAGATCGTGATCGCTCTGGCCGCGGCAATCGGTGGACTGTCCGCCGCCATTGTCGTCGCCAACTTTGCGATGAAGGCGTGGGCCGCAGCTCAAGCCATCGCCACAGCCGCTCAATGGGCGTTCAACGTCGCCCTGACCGCTAATCCTATCGGCATCGTCGTCGTCGCCGTAGCGGCCCTTGTAGCCGGTCTGGTGCTGTTGTACCGGCGCTTCGAGAGTGTCCGAAACATTGTCAAGGCGCTTCTGGCGCCGCTCAAGGCGGCAGCTGACGGCGTTGGCTGGCTTGCTAAGAAGCTCGGCATCGTCGGCGACGAGATCAAGGAAAACTTCACGCCGAGCGTCGATGAGGCCCGCAAGCAAGCCGGCGACATGTACGCCAGCGTCCGCGAAGCATCCGGTGGCCTTGAAGACCTTGAGGACACGGCTGACGCCGCGGCTGGCGCCCAAGAGGATCTGGCACGTTCCGTCAACGCTGTCTATGACAACGTCAAAAAACTGAATCCCGAGCTCGTCGAAATGTTGCGTCTGCTCGATGTCCAAGACGACATCGAGAACCTGCGCACCGAGTTCGACAACTACAACGAAGTCATCGCCGAATCGTCCGACAACGTCCGCGAACTGCAACAAGCCGAACGAGATCTCACCCGCGCCATCATCGAAACGCTCAGCGCTCACGGCTTGCTAACCCTGGCATTCGCTGACGAGCTCAAAATCAAGATCGACACCGGCGACCTCGATGCCGCCTATGCCTCGGCACTCCGCGTCCTTGACGCTTTCAACAAGGTCAAGCAAGTCAGCGCCGGAGTCACTCCCTCGACCTACGTTCCGCCGCGCGACGAGCTCGGTTTCTTGTCGGCCCCGCCGGTCGCGTCTACGACGATCACGCCAGTCGCTTCGATTACTCGAGCACCGTCCGGCGCGGTTCAGAACGTGACCGTCAACGTGAACACGCCGACACCGACCGAGGAAATCGGCAAAGTCGTCGTTGACAGCATCCGCAAATACAACCGCGTTTCAGGATCGGCCGCTATCGGAGTGCTCCGGTTGTGAGCACCGCCGTCGTCCAGTCGGGCGATTACACGCTCGAAATCGACACCGGCGCACCCGTCAGAGGGTTCCGGCTCGATGACGCCGTACGCGGCGTTCTAGATGGCACCACGTTCGTTCTGGACGGCGTCACCGACTTCGCTGACGTCACCGACGGCACAAGAAGCATTCGTATCCGCCGCGGCCGACGCGACATTGCCGACCAGTTCGGTGCCGGCACCATGACGTTCTTGCTTGATGACACCGCGGCCGGCGGCGTGTTCAACCCGTTCGCCAGCAACTCGCCGTATTACGACCCTGACAATGACAAGCCAGGACTAGCCCCGATGCGCCTGGTGCGCCTGTACCGCGAATCCGAGCTGCTGTTCGTCGGCCGTATCACCGACTTCGATTACGGCTTCGGCCTCGATGGCGACGACACCGTCAGCGTTCGATGCGCCGACGACTTCTATCTGCTCGCTCAAACCGTCACCGATGACACCTCGCTGTCAAAAGAACTGTCCGGTGAACGAATCGAAGCGATTCTTGATCTAACTGAGGTCAACTATCCGACAGGATCCGCTAGATCGATTGCGACCGGCACCGTCGAAATCGGTGGAGGCGGCGACTACAACCTCGACCTCGGACAAAACGTCCTCGATTATCTGCGACTCGTCAACGACGCCGAACGCGGCCGGCTGTTCATCGACCGCGAAGGCGTGCTCGTATTTGAGAACCGGATCGGGCAAACCCTCTCGGCGCCTGTTGCCAGTTTCTGTGATTGCGGCACCAACTATCCCTACCGGAATGTCGACATTTCGTTCGGGGCCGACAAAGTCATCAACTTGGTCTATGTCTCGACGCTGAACAACAAGTCCGGCACCGCGTCAGACGCCACCAGCCAATCCGAATACTTCATCCAGTCTCTGGCTGTCACTGGCTCCATTCTTGACACGGATGCGGCTGCTCAAGACCTTGCCGACTATCTGCTGAATCCTCAGCCGGAGCCGACGTTCACCGCGATCGAGGTCGCGTTCGCGCAGCTCTCCGACGCTCAACGTGACGTCGTCGCCACAATCGACATCGGCGACACCATCAGCATCGAGAAAGAGTTCATCAACGGCGCCACGACCACCCAGCTCGCCCAAGAACTCGCGGTCGAAGGCGTCGAACATTACATCGACACTTCTGGCGGTCATGTCGCCCGTTTCTACACAAGCCCCACCACCATCGTGTACGAGCTCATCTTGGACGACGCCGTCTATGGTGTGCTCGACGCCCTCAATGTTCTAGGATAAGGAGCACCTATGGGAGCCAACGCCCAAACCTCTGTACCGGCTTTTACCTCAGGTCAGGTGTTGACCGCCGCCCAGGTCACTCAGATCAACACGGGCATCCCCGTTTTCGCGTCCTCGACGGAGCGTGACGCCGCTTTCGGCGGTACTGGCGAGAAGACGCTGGCCGAAGGCCAAATGGCTTACCTCGAGGACACCAATGCCACCCAGTATTACGACGGCAGCTCCTGGGCCGCAGTTGCAGGCGGCAAGATTTTGCAGGTCGTGTCGACCGCCAAAACCGACACGTTTTCAGCGAGCCTGTCGGGACATGGGAGCACGGCAGTCACGGGGCTGTCGGTTGCTGTTACGCCAACATCAGCCACAAGCACCATTCTGGTATTAGCAACTGTGAATGGTGCCCGAGGATCATCTGGCCCGCTTGCAATATCCCTAAAGCGAGGCGCATCCGGCATCTTTTTGGGTGATGCCGCTTCAAGCAGGATGCAGGTGACGTCCTACAGTTACGTTAACTCTGATGCCGAAATGGCAAACATTGGGTTGTCGTATGTTGATTCGCCCGCGACGACTAGCGCCACGACGTACAGCATCGATATCCACAATACGACTGGGACCACACAAAGTGTGTACGTCAACAGAAGCGCAGACGACACCGACACCGCGTCATATGCTCGCACGTCGTCGTCGATCACCGTTCTAGAGGTGTCAGCATGACCGATTACGCCGCCGTCCTGACCGCCAACTATCCCGACGCCGAGTGGACGCTTGAGGGTGACACCTACGACGGGTTGACATGGCTGAGCAATAGCCCGAAGCCATCACAAGCCGAACTCGACGCCGCATGGCCGCAAGTCGACCACAACCGCCAAATCGCCGAAGTCGAGAAGGCCCGACGCGCCGACTACGAAGCGCAAAGCGACCCGCTGTTCTTTGAGTGGCAACGCGGCGACGGAACCGAACAAGCGTGGCTCGACGCCGTAGCCGCCGTCAAAGCCGCAAATCCATACCCGCCGGCCCCATGATCATCACCAGCGAAGACGCAAAAACGGCCGCGCTTGCATTAGCAATGAGCGTGATCGTCGTCTTCTGCTTGTGGATTGGACAGAGATGAACATCGCAAACCCGTCAAAAGCCATGATCGCCCTCGTCGCCCTGGTTTGTGTCACGCTTCTGCTGATGACCGACTCAATCTCGAACGAGGCCGGCACCGGTCTGATCGGCATGATCGCCGGATACGCCGTCGGCAACGGCATCGCGGCCCGTCGAGGAGACGACGTGACCCCAATCATCGGAAAGAAATCTTGAGATATCACAGTTGGCAACGGGACACGCCACGCGCCCCGTTCGACACCTGCTCCCCAAACCTCATCCAGATCCGCAAATACCTTGAGCAGCGCTGGGGCTTGTGGAATCTTGGATGTTATGGCCGGCGTCCGATACGCGGCGGCACCGCCTGGTCATCCCATGCTTTCGGCGCAGCTCACGACTACTCGTATCGGCGTGACGGAAACCATCCGAACGCACCAACCCGCGAAACCGTCGAAAACGAAGTCATTCCCTGGCTCATTGAGCATCACGAAGTGCTCGGCATCCAACGGATCCACGACTATTGGGCGAAACGGTATTGGGAAGTAGGCCGCGGCTGGATCGGCCGGCCCCCAGGCGCCGTCAACGACCACCTGCACCTCGAGGTCACACCCGACACTTGGGGCTACGCCTCACCAATCTCAGAACGCATCGTCGAAGGTCTGCCCGCACAGACCACTCAGCCGGCCTTCGTCGATGGACCTCGCTATCCAGGGCATGTCACTAAGCGCGGCAGCTCCGCCAAGTCGCGCGTCAAACTGATTCAGCGTGAGCTCAAGATGCTCGGCTACAAAGTCGGCCCTGTCGATGGCATCTTTGGCCCCGTCACCGAGGGCGCCGTGAAAACCTTCCAATCCGATCAGCATCTCACCGTGGATGGTTTGGTCGGCCCGAACACTTGGAAGGCTTTGTTCAACTAGCACAAGGAGGCAACTGTGCCAGACATGTCCGACTTCGACGCCGCACGCCCGAAGCCACCAACCCCGAAAATCGAAAAGATCCTCGAGGAGCTCGACACCGAACGATCCGAAGCGCTCCGCACCGCGCTCATGGACCTCGGATACAGCACGCCCACGATCAAAGCGGTGCTGAAAAAGTGGGGATACGAGATCTCCGAATATCCGATCGCACAATGGCGACGGGCTCATGCTCGATGACTTCGACCAGGAAGTAGAGCTGCAAGAGCTCCGCGACGCTCTCGTTAGACAGCAACGCGCCACCCGCAAAGCGCACGCCAAATCCGAAGCCATTGTCGAGGCCGTCTATCAGGCGGCGAAAGATGCGGCGGTCACACTTGGACGCGCTCCGAGCGTTCCCAAACCTAAGAGCGACCCGCGCAAGAAAAACGCTGAGGTCGCGCTGATCCACGCCACGGATTGGCAGCTCGGCAAACAAACCTCCGACTACGACATCGACACCTGCCGGAAACGGATCCACCGGTTCGCCGAGAAGATCGGCACGATGACCGAGATCCAGCGGGCCGATCACCCAGTCAAAGAAGCTCATGTCATGTTCGGCGGCGACATGGTCGAAGG